TGATAACTCTTTAGGTACATCTACTCCATGTTCTTCTAGTAGATCTGTATCAACAAAACCCCAGAACTCTAACACTTCCCAACGCTCTGACGTTGGCTGAGTGTCATCATCTTCCATAGTCATCTCCCAGTACTTCTGTGTGTAGTCTGGTCCTCTGTCTACGGCTAACTGAACTGAGTCTTCCATAAAGTATGGGCGTGTCTTTAGTCCACGTAGTTGTGTGCGTGACATTTTGTGTCTTTGTACAGTATACTCAGCATCTTCCATAGACTTAGCTTCAGGATCAGGGTAAAAATCCCAAACACTTACATGGCTGCACTCTGGTACTGTCTTAACTAAAGGATCGTATTCACCTTCTTCACCCCAGTTAGGATACTCTTTGTCTACAGCAAACGGCCCCTTCATCACACCTGTACCCATAAGTGCCATTTCAAATGCCATACTTCTTAGATGAGTAGATGCGCCAGACTCTTGTAGCTGATCATGTATCTTCTTTTCCATCTTCTTAGCTGATACCATAGCAGGATGAAATGTTACTGTTGTTGCTGTTGTACCATCTCCCTCTACTATTTTTTCACTGACAGGTTCTAGCTTATTACTAATACCAGCTAATCTTGACTGTAAGTCAACAAGAGTTTCTCCTGGCTGTAAAGTAGTGTCTCCATCTATTAGATAAGGCTTGGGTGCTGGGTCTTGAGTAACTGCACTAAGTGCCTCTCCTGCTTGCGTTGCATTAGGATCTATGTTTATATGTACAGACTCTGCTACTCCATCAGGTAAAACAGATGGGTTTACAGATAGAGGAAACTTGTTGTTACCAAATAGTACATCTACTATCTGTCCGTATGCTGCTAATGTTTTGGTTTTAGTTACCTTAACAAATACACGAGACTTCTCTGTATCGGTAAACTTTACATCTGTTCCGTATATACCACGATAGTTACGATAAGCTTTTAACCAACGCTGCTCATCAGCATACCTGTGATCCTCTGCTCTTTTGTATCTATCCTTTACAAAAGATATTACACTAGACTTTTCCTCAAAGATCTTGTCATCAGCATCCTCCGCTGCTACAACATCATCTGTCTCAAACATTTCTTCAGCCATTAGCTGTCTTCCTTTCTCTCCAAGGTCCGTTATTAAAAGCAGCTTGCTCTTCACAGTTAGGACATTTATCGTTCCACATATTCTTATTGTAAGATATCTCGCACTTAGGGCAAGACTCTATTACATCAGTATCCGAATGTTGAATCACTAGCTTGGAATCCTGTTCGTTGTTTAGCAGGGTTGTAATCCCATATGCTGCTTCTTGGTCTTGTCATTATACCATATCTTAATGCATCATACAAGTGATCTTCTGCTTTTGTGTCTACATCTTCTGGATTTCTTTTATCCAATGGGATGCTTGGTATCTGTGCTATTGTATTAGTACAGTTATTCATAAATACTAACATAGGCTTTTCTAAGAAGTCATCTACCTTTAGACGCCTATGTATTTCGTTTTTTCCAGCGATACGTGAGCCTCGTGAACGATCAGAAGGACGCCATCGACAGCCCTTCATATTCATTTGTTCAGCTAGTGATGGCCCAGTATCGCCACGGTTGTGCCACAAAGAACTATCAAGCACACCATATCTCATTCCACCGTCTTTTGCTTCTGCTTCTAATATCATATCAGCTAGATCAGAAGCTGTTACTTTAGATACGTACATCTCTCTGTATACTATAAGCTGCTCATCAGGAGCCACAGTAAACCAAAGAACCCCAGTGTAAGAACCATACCCATAATCACACGCTCTAAAACGTACCCACGAGTTAGGAATCTCAAAGTGTTCGATAACGTGGGTAGTTCTGTCGAACTCAGGAAATGCTGCTCCCTCGTTGATATCCCAGTTTCCTTCAAGGAGTTGCTTCCTCTGATGCTCTGGTAGTGATAGGAGCATGGCCTCATAGTCACCCTCTTCGGCAAGGTATGGGTTATCGAAGAGAGATGCAGGAATAAACCTACGCTTGAATAGAGGCTGACCTTCCTTGCTGTGTCCTTTAGGGAATGTAATTGTTTTACTTGATTCAATGTCTGTGGCCCAAAAGTCTTTACCTGCAGGGGCAGGATCTATAAACATCTTCTTTACCCAAGAATGTCCTGCACCACCGGGGTTTGTTGTAGCTCTCATGTACAGACCTAGTTCTCTACCATATGCGCTACGAAGACGTGATCTCATATAATCCCAAGCGTAAGGTGTAGGCCATTGAGTAAGTTCGTCAAATCCAATCCAGTTAAAAGCTTGTCCTTGGTAACGTGTGACATCGGTATCCTTATCCAGATAAGACATCCATAATCGTCCACCTTTAGGAGATATCCACTGTGACTTACGTTCTGACCATTTAATTCCTGGTACTGCACGTGGGTATAACTCCTGTGACTTCTGTATTAGTTCCCTTAGTTCTTCAGTTGTGTGTCGTACAAGGAGTCCAGAGAAGTTTGGATCGTTTAGGCCGTGTAATGGATCTGCCAACATAGCATATGATTTACCACCACCTGCTGCCCCTCCGTATAGTACTTCTCTCTCAGATGAACTCAAGAAAGATGTTTGTGGACCTTCGTTAGGTTTAAAGACAACTTCCTGTGCTTCATCTACGTCATACTCAGGTGCTACTACCTGCGCTGGGATAGGTTCAGTCTGGGGGGCGTCTATCTCCGCTGGCTTCTGAGTATGCTCCGACCCCTTGTGTTTCGAGCTTCTCGATTTGCGAGAGGGTTTCTTGGAGCCACTTGGCAAGCTTACGTTTAATTGCAGATGCTTTTCTACGTTTTTGCTCAACTTCTATTCTCTTCTTTAGACCCATGTGTGATATGTATCGGTCTGCTTCTTTGCTCAACCACTGAGCTACTGCTCTGTAACTATACTGTTTTAGGTGCTGCTTTGCAAGCTCTAATGCATCTAACTCATGTTCTACTGGAACAAGCAGTCTATCGTTATTTGGATCTACTTCATAGCCAAACGGAACCTTTACAGTAGTCCTAGCTATTACGTGCCACTCTTTGTTGTGTCCTTTGGGTGGCAGAGGTAACTGCCAGAATCCCAGTTCTCTTTGAGGTATTATTCGTTTGTACCTTCTTTAGGTGGTAAATAAAAAATGCCACCTCCACTGGTGACATCTACCTTGTCTACTTTACCAAGACCTGCTCTATCAAGCACGTCCTTGGCAGCTATCATTTTTTCTTTGATACCCAACTGAGTGGGATCTTGCAAAGCGCCCATAAGCGCGAAAGCAGCTTTCGGGGCAGTCCTAGCAAAGTAAGTCCTAGTTTTTTCAGCGATTTCATCTTTAAGTGCCTCCACTATAGAAGTTGTACTGGAGTTGTCGCCATACCCAGCTAACTTCTTAGCCTGTACAACGTCACCTCCAGCATCATCAAATAATACATCCAAGAACCTTTGTTGTCTTTCAGTTAACGTCCTTGCCATAAATTGCGTTCCTTATTTGTGATCTACCTATACCTAGATCATTTAGTTGTCTATCATCCAACATGTGTAACATTCTAAAGTCTGCACGTTTCTGTTGTCTGATTACGTGGTTATCCCACATTCTTTGTAATAGTTTTTTCATGTACTTTCTCCTTGTTTGTACAAGGGTAGTTATACACAAATGTTAGCGCTATAGTACTGCTAAGTTGGAATAGCCGCTATGACTTTTTAGCTTTCTTTTTCTTAGGAGCTACTCCACCTTCCCAAGCTTCATTCTCTGGAGTAGAGGGATCATCTGCCATAAGGTGACCTTTCTCATTCCTAGCTCTTTTAGGTGGTATGTTTTCTACAGATGCTTCATCTAATATGTTTAGTAAGTTAGGATCAGTACAGTAAACATTACCAAAGCGGTCTTCTGCTGCTGCTTGATTGCCCATACTATCACGTACAGATCCTTCAGCATCAACAGTATAACCATACTTTTCTAAAGTAGTTTTATACTTTTCATAATACTTTGCCACTACTTCTTTCCTTTTTTCATAGGTCTAGCTGGTGGGTTAGATGCACCACATGCTAGTCCACCGT